TTGGTGGTATCATAATTTATAAATACATAAAAGGGATAATTGATAATTGGGATGAGTAAGAAAAAGAAGTACTCAAATGCAGGAAAAGGAGATAAGAGTCGTGTATCAAATAAAAAAAGATACGATGAAAATTGGGACAAAATTTTTAAAAAACAAAATAAGGACTGAACCAGTATATGAATATTGTGTACGAAAATACTAGACCTGTAGAATTAAACAACAGGAATAAACCTATCCATAGTTGGATGGAAGATTGGACATTGGACCAACGAAAGGAAAAGTTCTTTGAATTTTGTAGGGTGTTTGATAAGCGTGAAGATGATTTGTTAAAAGAGGATTATCAGATATTCTCTCATAGACTTCATTGGCATGAGCACCCATATTGCGATGAGATGAGAAACGTAGATGATTTACATACGCGAATATGGTACACAATGGTGTTCTCATTTAGCAATGAACATTGGTTAACATTTAAAACATTAAAAGATCAGGGAATAGAATCGTTGAGAGAAAGGTTTGTAACAGAACGACATGCTCGTAGTGATCTATTCCAAATATATTACCCTAAAGGTACAAACGTAAGAGAGTGGTTGTTAGATGGACCTAAGAGATGTGCAGATTACATGACTGAAGTGTTAGCTAGTAGAACTAAACGATGGACTATGATGGAACTGGCAAAGGTATTTTGTGAATACTATAAAGAGCATCAGGGATTTAGGGCACCAATGTATCCTTGTAAGAATTTTGCTAGATATATGGCAATGACATGGCCCAAAGATTATGATCCAGAATCAGTATTGTTTGGAGGCACGGGTCATTTTGATGGATTACACCAGATATTTGGTGGAAAAAATTTAATGAATAAGGTTAAATATGATATAGATAATGATGGTAAATTTGTTCCATTAAACTATAATGCGGAGTTATGGTTGAATCAGATGGATGAGTTAATATACGATTCTAGAAACCCAATGGTTGAACAAAAGTTTCTAAACGTTGAAGATAAAACTTGTTTTTTCTATAAACATATAGCAATAAATCACGGAGTAAAAAGTCCCACTAAGCGTATACCATACGAGTGGATATTTCCTAGTGATTTTAGTCTCAAGAATTAATACTTATATTATATGAAAAGAGGCATTCTACATATCAAGACTAACGTCAATTCTTCATTCAAAGATGTAAAATCTGCATTTGTTGACAGAGATGGGGAATTGTTAAAATACTTGTGTCCTAAAGGAACTAGTGTAGTTCATCATAAGGGTATAAGGAGGGGTGCCGTTACAAAAATAGATTTTTTTGGGGACATTGTAAAGTTTAAAGTTGTTGGATACAAAACATCTAAATCTGATTTATTTTTTAACGATATACTGGTTGATGGAAACTTTTTAGGTATAAAGTTTTGGTCACACAGGCACAAATTAAAAGCAATATCAGATGATAAGACAATGATAGAGGATGAAGTAACGTTTACAACTAAAAGCGCAGTTATGGATTGGATTCTTCACATTTGTTTATTCGTTTCGTTTGTTACAAGGAAACTAAAGTACAAACTATTCTTTAAATAGGAGATCATCATGGCTAATAGATCATGGCCCGAAGAGCGAGCGGAAATCGCTGTGTGGTTGTCTGGATTTTTAGGTATCTATAAAAAATGGGTGGATAAAATACTAGATAACGACGACGTAGAAGTTAATAAAAATAAAATAATAGAACTGTTAGACGAGTGGATTGGTAAGCTTGAAGAAATGAAAATAAAAATAATAAAGATGCCAGATACACCTAAACAGGAAATCAATGATATTTAGATATATGAGTAAAATAAATGAAGTCGCATCTAATGCTGCAAACTATGGAGCAGACAGTGGTGAACCTGATACAGGATTTTTGCCAGGTGGAGATGTACGTACTTTAGGTTTCGAAGCAGGAAAACCAGAACCTTGGTTTCATCAAGGACAATATGAACAAGTTGATTTTCCACAGGCTTCATACATTTATGGATCTAAATCTTTAGATAGGAAAAATGTATATGCTGTAACTAAGACAGCTAAGGTTAACGATGTCAGTGACGTAATAAAGGATTTAAATTTGGAAATTGATGAATTAATAGCAAACACTGAAGAAATGTATAGGGATGTTAAAAATGGAAAATAGAATATTGGATTGGGAAATGTTTGTCTTAGAAACAAGAATGTTGTACAACAAACATAAGGATTTGTTAGAGAGTGTCTCTGATACTCCGGTGGATTTTCCTGTTGAGTGCTCCAACATGTTTATTGCCTTATTGATGGACTATCATAAGGGAATGAAAAAGAGCAAAGAAAATACGGTTAAACAATTTGGATTTGAAATAGCGGAGGCATAATGCAAATAAATTTACCAATTGGTTACGATAAAAAATCTACATCAGTAAGTCAACCGTTAGCGTATTTAAATGCAACTACGACGGAGACCTACATCATGAAAAAAGAAGATATAATATTACGTTTAGAATCTGCATTGGAGAATAAAGATTGGGCAGATATTGAGCTTTTATTAGAAGATCTACAACTTGACGATGATGATCAATGGGATGATATTCCTTGGTTTGAGGAGGCTCAAGAATGAAAAAAGTCTACAAACCAAAGATGTCTGACTTTCCGATACCCACGACTAAAATAATCAAAACGAAAAAACGTAAGTCTAGACAGGAACAGAAACTAGAATTAAAGAAGCAAATTAACGATTTTGTTTAAACATTTAAAAGAAACGAATACAACGTATTTGCGTCACTGGTTAAGGGCTATGTCTTGTGCTATGGCTTTGATAATTCATGCCTTTTATCCAGATGTATTGACGGATTATGCTTCAAAAAAATTAGAAAAAAAGTAAAAAAAGCATGTACATATATGCCGGTTTACGTGTAGATTCTATTAATAAATCAAGAATAGGAGCACGCCATGCAAAGCCTAAGTAAGTATCTAATAGTATTAGCATTAATAACCACGATAAACGGATATGTAGCAACTCGTTTTATGAAAGCAAACAAAGAAACATATCATCAACATTATGAGTTTCTTGCTAATCAAAATAAAGAGTTGTCTGAAAGGTTATCAGAGTTTTATCAACATGGTATCAAAGTTGATGTAACGATGTATCAGCCAAACACAATACAGTGTGACGATACACCAGATGTAACGGCTGATGGAACTAGAATTAGAGTACATCATGCATCTAGATATAAGTTTGTTGCATTATCACGTAATCTACTTGCAAGGTGGGGTGGACCTTTTGATTATGGTGATTTTATTTTATTAAAAGGTACAGATGGAAAAGATGGCGTTTATCAAGTTAGAGATACTATGAATGCCAAATGGGTTAACGTTGTAGATATATTAGAATCTGAAAGCGTCAAACCTTATAAGTTTACAAACGTAGATATTTTTAAATTAAATTGGACTAAGGAGAAAGTATGAGAATAACTGCTGAGCAAATACGAGAAAATTGGGATGGGCTCAACAAGATTATAGAAGACACCTTTGAGGGTGATAGGCTAAAAAACATAAAACTTTTACACGAACATTTTGAAGATAGAATGACATTGGCTCCAGCATCAGGAACAAAATGGTTTCATAATGCTTTTCCAGGTGGATATGTGGCACATGTGTTAAACGTAATAAAGTGGTCTCTTGAATATTATGAAATGTTTAAGAAAATGGATATGCACGTTAGTGACATAAACGAAGAAAACGTAATATTCTGTGCAATGTTTCATGATCTTGGAAAAATAGGAGATATGGAAAATGATTATTATATCACTAATCCCGATGAGTGGAAAGCAAAAAAGTGGGGAAGAATGTATGATCATAATCCTGATTTACATTGGATGACAGTTACAGATAGAGCATTTTGGTTGTTAAATCAGTTTAACATTCCAATGTCACAACAAGAATTTTTAGGATTAAGAATGGCAGATGGATTGTATGAAGATGCAAATAAGCCATACTTTTTTGAAGGTTCTGAATGGAAAGCAATAAAAACAAATATTGGTTTCATAATACATTATGGGGATTCTTGTGCAACAAGGTGGGAAAAGGAACAGTATATGCTTTCTGGGGAAAGTAGTGTAGATTTTCCCAAAATAATGAAGGGTACTACAACAAAAAAGGAACCTTTATCAGATTTGGACGTTGGTAAACTAGGAGATTTATTCAAATGATAATTGAAACAATAATGGGTTTAACCATATTGATTCTGTGTTATGTTATTTGGAATCTATATTATAAGGTAGATTTTTTAGAGCAAGCCTTAGATGGAACATATATTGCTATTGGTAAAGCCATACAAAATATGAGAGATATCGATTCCATAGGATCATTCGAATCAGATGACGAGGCTGGTTCAACATTTACAGAATTATTAAATGAAGTAGAACAATTAGAGAACTTAATAGGAGAACGAAACGATGCCGCGTAAAGCAAAAAAGAAATCAATTAATAAAATGTATTTTCACGAAGGAACAGAGCAAGCAATTATTGCGTATAATGCAGCTAGTACCAGTCGGGAAAGAAATGATATTTACAACGAACATTTAAGAGCACCATTTGAAAAGCTCGTAGAAAGTATAATACACACATTTAAGTTTTATTATTTTGATATTCCATTAAATGATGTCAAACACGAAGTCATATCATTTATGATAACTAGATTGGACAAATACAAACCTGGAAAAGGAAAGGCATTTAGTTTCTTTAGTGTTGTAGTTAAAAATTGGTTGATTTGCCATAACAACAATAACTATAAAAAGATGAAAATGACAGAAGATGTTATTGATTTAAAACATAAAGATGCTAGAAAGGTTACATATGATGCAGAATTTGCAACTATGAACGAAGGTCAACAATTCTTTAAATCTATTATTGAGTATTGGGAACAAAATATCGATGTAGTTTTTAAAAAACAGAGAGATATAAGGATTGCATATTCAATAATTGAGTTGATGTCAAGAGTTGATGCTATTGAAATATTCAATAAAAAGGCATTGTACATTTTACTTAGGGAAATATCAGGTGCAAAAACTCAACATATTACTAAAGTTTTAAATACTATGAAATCACACTAGAACGACAGTGGGATGTAGAGGGTCATATCGAACAACTAAATACAAATAAACTATCGTCTCCGTACCTTTATAAGTAATTTTTACTTTACGCCATATTTATGATCAAAGGACGTTCTAATTATGTCTGCTGATTATGAAATATATGATGGAGTTAAACTATCTGACATGTTTAAGAAGATAGATGGTAACTCTAAGCGTAACAAAATACAAATAGAATCATTGATTCAGGAAATGATGGTATTCATCAAGGATCCAAACTCTGCTATGCAGTTGTTTCCAATGATCAGCGAGTTTATGCAAGCAAATATTCGTAATGATGAATTACTAGTAAAGCTAACAGCCGTCGTCCAAAGGGTTATACAATCTGAAACTAAACTTGAAGGTGGAGAATTAGGATTATCTGACACTGAAAAGGCGGAAATACTCGATAAGATTCAAAGTGCTACGGAAAATATTCAAAAAGAAGTAGACGACATTTCTCTAGGAATATCAGAAGGACAGTAACATGACCGATGTACAGGGTGTGTACACTGAAAAGGTATCAAGAAATTCTAAGGTTCAGATAAAGAATCAGATACCAACAGAAAAACGTGTACGAGACATTACTCAGGAAATATTGGATGCTACACAAACTGTATCTTTACAAATAGTAACTGCAGAAGTTGTTGAAGTAGTATCAGATCCTGAGTCTGTAAACTTGCCAGTTGCATACCAAGGCTGTATTAGAGTGGATACCGGTGGAGTTGATTTTCCAATACTTCCAACAAACAGCAAAGGATATGTAAAACCATTAACTGCATTTGTTTCTCAATATCCAGTTCTTGGTGAATTTGTTTCTATAATAAACTTAGGAGGGTTTTCATTTTACTTTAATCCTGTAAATTTTTACAATAATCCAAACAATAACATGTTGAAGGGTTTAACGTCAAACCCAGAAGATGGTTCTTTAGATCAGAAAAAAGGTGCTGCATCTACAGGAGAGTTCGAACCAAATATTGGGTCACCTAGACCAGTAAAGTTTTTTCCTGGAGATATAACAATAAATGGTAGAAACGATCAATCTATAAGAATAGGAAAAACTAAAGAATCAAAAAAAGATTCTGTAATAAAACTTAGAATAGCTGACGAAGATAATAAACCCGAAAATTTACTTTCTCCAAGAGAAGAAAATATTAATTTAGATGTTTCTTCTATTTACATGACCAGATCTGAAAAGGTTGATTTAAACGTTGTACCATTTGCACAAGATATAACATCAGAAGATTTAACTGGAGGTCAAATATTGTTGGACTCCAAATCTATAACATTTAATTCTAAAGAAGGTGGCGATATACGAGTTTTTAGTGGAAGAAATATCAACGTAGTTGGAAAAGGTCAAGCAAACATTATTGGACTATCAGTTAATATAGGAGATAGTTTAGATCAAAATTTACAGCCAGCAGTATTAGGTGACCAGTTAGTAAAATTCCTAGTTAATATTTTAAACCAACTAAATTCGTTTGGTGGTCAAATAATGGCAGCAACAGGAACAGGAAATATAGGTATACCAGTTCCCGTATTTGGTGCTATGAGTGCTGGAGCTGGATTACAAAGTGGAACGGCAGTATGGACAGAATCAGTACTAAAAGATTTTCTACTCAGTAAAAATGTAAAAATATCGAGAGGGCCTAAGAGCGGATTGTAATGGCTTTAAATTGCGACAATATCACATCGGCAAAAAGATTCTTACCTCATGGATCTTCACTGTTATTGGGAGACCAAATATTAGAAGGAAATGCCATAAAAACAACAGCTAGTCAAGGTGTAGGTGTAAGCGAAGAGGAATTAGAGAAGAATAGAATTGCAAATCAGGTTTTTGGAATAAAGGAAGATTACGAAGACATTTATTCTATAGGTGAAAGAGTTTATGCTGGAGAGTTTATAAGCGAAAATGGATTTACTGCTGATGAAGATGGTGTAACAGTAATACATTCTGGGTATGGTGGAGAAGCTCGAAATTTTGCTCCTGGTACAGCACTCAAAGAGGGAGATATTGTTTTAAACGGTTACGTATTGGACAAAAATGGAATTAGGTTGGATGCACCACAAAGTATATCATCCGAAGGTTTTACAGTTGGAGATGATGGTGCTGTAGTTTCTCCAGGAGATGGAAGTGACGATGATGAAGCTTACTGTAGTTTACAAGAATTGGGTGCACAAGCTGCAGATAGACCAACTGGGTTTTTTGATGAAATTTCCATGGAATTAGATTTGGATATTCCAGATCTCGATATGAAGTGGTGGTTTAAAATACAAAAAAAGATCAACGATTTGATGGCTGTACAAAATAAATTTTTGGTCAAAGTAACAACATTAGTTGATAAGGTTGAATTAGATCCGGATGATGCATGTAAATTTATTCCAGATGTTAACAAACTAATAAAACTAATTCAACGGGTAGAAAGGGTAATATCTAGAATATCCAGATTGTTGAAAACGTTAAATAGGTTGGTTAGAAAATTAAAAAAGATTATAAAACTATTGAAGTGGATATTTGCTCCGGTAAGGATAGTCGAATCTTATCTGATGGTTTTACAAGTAGTAAATGGAATTCCAGCACTATTGCAAACTGCTGCTGAAAATATGTTAAACTCTCAACGGGTTTTAAGATCGCTATTAGCAATGTTGCAAAAAGTTCTAGCCCAATGTGCAGCAAATAGAGGTGCAGAAGCAGGTTTGACAAAAGAACAATGTGAAGCTGCTGGTGGAATTTATGTTGATAGAAGATTGGGAGATTTAGGAGATTCTTTAGGTGGTGAACTCGGATTTGGATTAGACGGTATAGAATCTGGCTTTGATGATGGTGAAGATGATGATGTATCGTTAGATGAGTTTGATAGATTGCTAAGTTCACAAACTGTTGATCTTGAAGAATGTATGATAGAATTAGACGATATAGATAAGGCACAAGGTTTTGTTATATAATATTTATAAAATAAAGGTAAAGGTAATATCATGAAAAAGACACAAATAGGAATGTTAAAAAAGATAATACAAGAAACTGTTGAAAAAGAAGTGGCTAAACAGATTGGAATAGTTATAAAGGAAATAACTTCTCCTACACAGTCAAACGGGGTTAGTGCAAAACCTATAGTTGATAAAGAGTACAAACAACTGGTTAAGGATCCCGTTCTCAACGAAATTTTAAACGAAACACAGGGTGGATTACCAGGTTCTGAACCAGCTCAAGATGCGTGGCCTACTATGGGTGGTGGACCAGTATCGACAGTTGGACAGTTCGAAGGATTACAAGCACAAATGCAACCTCAACAACCAGTTAACACCGCTGGAATGCCAGATTTTTTAAAGAAAGCATTCAGTGGTCATGACGCAAAGGTTGTTCAAGCAATAAATAAAAAACATGGCACTAGAACTAAATAGATTAATAAAAAATCTTGCCAATCTTAAGCATAAAGAAACAAATAAAAATAAATTTCTAAAAAGTAAAGCTAAGATACAAGAGTATAAGCAAAATGTAGAAAAGGCTAGAGAAGAAGCCTTTGCTATACATGATTATGTTAATAAAGCAGAAGTTGCTCCTGCATTTCCCGTTGGTCCAAATGGTATACAAATTCCACCAGAAGTTCCGTTGGAGGCAAACTCTTTTAAGTTTTTGGTTGACGATATGCTAGCTTTAATTCTAACTCCACCAGGACCAGTTCAGTTAGCAGCGATTCAGGCATTGAAGACAAAATTAGAGATTGGAGTTGTCACAAATATATCCGGTGTTCGATATTTAACTACAAGGGGAAGAGCGTCTGAGCTCATGCGTCCGTTTAAAAAGATGACAGATTCTAGAGCTAAGGACATCCTAAAAACTACTGGTAAAGGTAAAATAAAATAATGGCACTTGAAAACACAAGAACAGCATCAGTAAGGGAAAGAGATAGAGACGAAGATTCCAAAATTGGTTTAGTCTTTCCATTAACTAGGGGGAAAGATGGATATTTTAAATCTTCTTCTACGTTGTTGGAGCAAACCAAATCAAACATGAAAAATCTCCTTTTGACTGTAAAGGGAGAAAGACCATTTCAACCAGATTTGGGTTGTGACATCTTTAACATATTGTTCGAACCCGCAACCGAAGATTTATCAGGTGATATCGATGCATCTATTAGAGAAGCTGTTGGAAAATGGTTACCACACGTAAGTTTAAAGGGTGTAATTGTGGATGTAGAAAACAATACAGTAAACATATCAGTAACGTTTTCTATTGTAACAGATCCTAACGCTACAGAATCTATATCACTATCTCTTAATAGAGTTGGAGTTTAATAATGGCAAGTACAAAAATCAAACCTAAACAGGTAGAATATCTAAACAAAGATTTTAATGCGTTTAAGTCCACTTTAGTGGAGTATGCTAAAACATATTTTCCTCAAAGTTATGCTGACTTTAACGAAACTTCTCCTGGTATGATGTTCATAGAAATGGCATCATATGTTGGTGATGTCTTAGCATTTCATATAGATGAACAGTTTAGGGAATCGTTACTTGTTTATGCCGAAGAAAGAAAAACAATATATGATATAGCACAATCTTATGGATATAAGCCAACAGTTACTACACCATCTACAGTAAAATTAGATTTTTTTCAAACTGTTCCTGCAACCGGAACTGGAAACGATATAAAACCAGATTATAGATATGCATATGAAATATCTGCTGGTTCTAGGGCAAAATCGGATGAGTTCGGTGTATCATTTAGAACCACTGATAATTTAGACTTTAAAGTTTCTAGTTCGTTGGATCCAACCACTGTTAGCATATATGAAGTAGATTCGGATAATTTACCTACAAAATTTTTATTGAAAAAATGTGTTAGAGCAGTTAGTGGAGATATTGCCGAAGAAAGGTTTACGTTTACCACTGCAAAAGCTTATGATCAGGTTGTCTTAGAAAAAGACAATGTTTTAGAAGTTATATCCTGTACCGATTCTGACCAAAATAAGTGGTATGAAGTTGAATCTTTAGCACAAGATTTGGTTTTTGATGATGTAGCAAATACAGCAGACTTTGATTCTCAACTATCACAGTATAACGATACTGTCCCTTACATTTTAAAAATGGTTAGATCTCAACAAAGATTTAAAACCAGACTCAGAGACGATAATAAAACTATGATACAGTTTGGATCTGGAACATCAACCCAAGCAGATGAAGAAATAGTTCCAAATCCGTCTACAGTGGGTAATACGTTTACTAACACAAATTTT